AAGCTGAACCACCGATATCCTTCATCTTACGAACCATAGGAATCAAATCTGGGCCAATGTACATTACACGACCACCGTTAACAGTCTTAGTATCTGTCATACGAGAACCAGAAATAATCTTAGTTTGCTTAGGACACTTAGCGTTATCCAAAGCAATAGATAATTGCATAAAGTCTTCGTAATCAACAGCAGCTGCAACAGTTGCTTTAGTAATAACAGCACCAGGATACTTAACAGTACCGCTAGAAGTTGCAGTGTTAAGTAAGTCTACTTGTAAAGCAGCTTCAGTTAACTCAGTTGCACCTTGTACCATTTCTTCAGTGATGTGTGACATCAATTCTGAGTCTGTATCAAAGTCTAAAGACTCTTGAGTGTACTCAGTAAAGAAGCCTTGCTTCACGATAGAACCAGTAATTTGCGTACGAGTCATACCAACACGGTTTACACGTCCACCATTCTCAGTCAATGCAGGAAGACGGTCAGCAATTACACCGATGTCTTTAGCAGAACCATAAATGTTACCAGAGTTCTTAAGAGCAACAACTGCACCAGTAGCAGCTAAAGCGTTAGCTGAAGTTGCATAGTAACCAGCAGTAGTAGATGAAGCAGCAGTCCAACCAGTACCACCAGTTGCTTGCGTACCATCAATCTTCCATGCAGAGTACTTATCCTTAAGTACAATTAAACCAGCAGCATCTAAGCCTTGGTCATTATTGTTCAAGTCATCTAGTAAAGGCTGGTAAACGTCTTGTTTAATAGTCTTACCGTGATGCTTAGGCATTGCACGTACATCAGCCAAAGGCATGAAGTACTGTTTATCGCGTGTAGCGATTAGCGCTTTTTTGTAATAAAAGTCAGTGCGCGCTTGAGGACCGACAGGTGTTCCATATGTTAAAGCCATGATATTCTCCTATAAAGCTTTATTAAATTTAACCACTAGCCGCCATCTTCATAAACTCATCATCGGTCATCTTTAGATAATCCGGAGTAGACGAAGTTTTCTTGCTAGCAGTTTTCTTTGTAGATGCTGCAGCTTTTCGCTTTTGCTTAAGCTTTTCAGCATGTACTGCTTCTGTTTTAGTCTGTGGTACAGATGCTTGAGGTTGTTGAGTAACGTGTCCCTCATTTACAATATCACCCCGGTGTTGTAAATATTCAGCCACTTGTCTATATGCAACAACATCTGGAACTTTTAATCGTCCTAATGCTCGTTCAGATTCGACAATCGCTTGAACTTTATCATATACACCGTTTTGAACGTGTCCATTGATAATTGATATAATCTCAGGGTTTTCAGCTACTAGTTGCTTACTATCGTTATCCCATTCTTTAGATAAAACATTTAATGTTCTATCAAAAGATGGAGTATCTTTAATGTCATCTAATACCTGATTTACCTGAAACTCTTTATCACTTACACGGTAATCAGTAGGCTTATACTCAACTTCTTCATCAGTATCTATATCTAAAGGGTCAATACCACTATCTTTTATCAGCTTAGCAATTGCTTTAGGGTTTTTCTTAGATAAGTCAATTAAGTTATTCAGCTTTTCAGCGTCTAACAAACCTTCTTTTTCTAACATACTAACAATTTTAAGATTAGGTGTAACCGTCTTCATCTTATTATTGTAATCAGCACCCATTTGCATTAGTTTAATAGCGTCATCGACATTATCAACCTGCATCATGCGTTTACTAGCTTTAAAAGGTGATGTAATCCTTTTATATGCGTTCTCATAATCTATTCCAGCAGTTTCCGGAGTATCCCCCTTTGTGTCAACTGTTTCGGTATGTGATTCAGCATCTGTATCCTGAGACTCTGTGGAGGTATCATCATTAGTTGTTTCATCCTCCGCTAGAGTATCCTCTAACGGGTCGGCTACTTCATCTTCTGAGTAATCTTCTTCAGATTCATCGGTGTTACTTTCGGAAGCTTCAATTTCCTGAGTGGCTTCCTCATTCGACTCTACTTCAGGAGTTTGCTCTCCATCTGCTTTGTCAATCTGGTTAGTTTCTTGAGCTTCTAGTTCTTGGTCTAGTTCTTCCTCAAGCATACTTAAATCTTGTTTTAGGAATTCCTCATCTGTCATTCCCAGTGCGTTATCTAATGCCATTATGCTAAGCCCTCCTGAATAAGCGTTGCTTTAGTTTCTTCATCTTCAGCAAGCTGTTGTTCAGATTGAACTCCTCTTGACAATACACTATCGAAAAACTTCGCTAGTGCACCAATACCATAAATCATCTTATCGATAACTATTTGCTGCTCTTCAGTTAAGTTAGAGCTTTTAGCCATAACTAGTCTCGCAGCTTCTTCCTTAAAGTAATACTCAATGATTACTTTTTTAAATTCTTTATTATTCTGTAGCTTAACCATACTATTCTTAACATCTACAAAATGTTTTGAATCTACCATATTACTTTCTAATACTTCTATTTGCTCTTCATTGTTCATCGTGTGTCCTCAAAATGAGATTAAACAAAGTAAAGTTACTTTAACCGGATTATATCACGGTTTTTTAAACATTACCCTCCATTTAGTATAGGGTCGTTAATAATTGCATCTGCAAATTTACTATCCATCCCATACCCTTGGTCAACCTTCTTCATGTTTTCCTCATGCTGGCGACCTACACCAGACTCTTGCTCCACGAAGTTAAGGTCTTCCAAATCAGATTTACTATCTATGTTTCTAGACTTAGATAGCTCTGTCTGAGTTCTTGCTTTCTTGAATTCAACATCAACTGTATTCTCCATTGCTTTAGCTTGTTCATTAGCAATTTGAGCTTGTAGTAGTTGCATTTCAAGTTGTGCTTTCTGTTCAGCCATCGGATTAGGTTGTGGCTGATATTCTTTAATTTGTTTGCTTAAGTCAGGCATCTTACGTAAACGTGCAATGTCCGATAATATCATCTGTGACATCGCTGGGTCCATGTTATTACCCATAGTTTGTAACATGAATGATAACTCTTGAGCTTTCTCATTATCTGCTTCAGCAGTAGATATGTTTAGTTTGATGTCGTAATTGCCACCTAAGTCTTCACGGTTGATAGCAACGAACTCTTCGTTTGTGACTCGGATAATCTCTTGGTCAGATAAAAACTCTGCATTCATAGAGATAATTTTACGACCTATCTGGTTAATACCATTAGCTAATCTGCGTAAGATACCTAGTTCACGTTTAGATGAAGCATCTAATGCTGACCTAATTCCAGTAGCTGTAGAACCTAATGCTTGGCCTGTGATACCCTGACTGAATGCTTTAACACCTGTAAGAGACTCAGCTTCATTATTTTGAAGGTTAAGCATATTCAAGGCACTACCAGGAATCTCTGGATAAACTTCCATGTGGAAAGCTTGTCTAGGGTCTACATTAGAATTAAACTTGTAATCAGCACCTTGTTCAAACTTACGTGCGTTAGTAACGTCTAGAGCGTCCTTACGGATACCCATCTGACCGTTAGCACTTCTACCGATGATATCAATCATACCACGAGTTACAGCACCTACAATCTTCTGGTTGTCCTCTAGTAATGCACCATCCGGTTCACCATATATGGATTTACGTCTAGGTAGGTATTGTATTGCTACAAATGGTAACTTCTTATCTGGGAATGGGTTCTCATCCATTCTGATTAACGTATTACCTACCCATGAAGCTACAAAAGGTTCTACTTCACCTGTACCATTAATATCCCAGAAACCCCAGTATTCATAAACTACAATCTTTTTACGTGCATCATCTTTAAACTTAAAACTACTATCATCACCTGACTCAAAATCAGGCTCATTAAGTGGACTACTGTTATCTAAAGACACATGTTTTAAATTATCATATCTACCGTCTTTCTTAAGCTGAGACATTGATGTTTCAAAGCTATAAATTATGAACTCTGCACTATTCAAGTCACCTTGACAAGTTGGGTCAATAACTACATTATTGTAATCACATACTTCTAACTCAGGTTGATTCTTAAGAATTTTAACTTGTTCTTCTATATGTGAGCCAACTTGTACAGGCATAACAGCCATATCACCTTGCATAGATATTTCATGCGCTTGTTGCATCTCTGGTGGAATTTCTTGTTGAAATCTCTCAGGGTCTTCCTGCATCATTGCATGTAGTTGTTGATGTGTTTGACTAGCTTCTTGTGTAGGTTGGAAATCAAAATCTGGGACATCTACTTCTTCAATTTCCTCATCGTACTCCCAACCTACTTTAACTACAACTGTACCTTCATCTACAGCTGTACGTATGTATTCATCGATAAACTTAGTTTTATCAATCTTAGAGTTAATCTGATAGTTAAGTACTTGACCATTCTGAATAGCAGCTTCTTTATCTTCAAAGGTAGCTGGAGCTGTATTAAATAAGTCGTCAGTAGATAGGAAAGGTTCACTTAATGCAGCATAGCGCCATTCAGCTTGTTTACGTATAAGTTTAGGTACAATCTTAGACCTACCCTTTTTAGCTTTAATTTGTTGGTCACCATTTAAATTGCTTAACCAGTTATCTACCTCAAGTACGTGGTCAGTATGTGCTGATTGTGCTTCTTGGTAGTCTTGCTTAAGTTCTTCTAACGTAGGTGGGTTTTCCCATTCAGTTAAGTTTTTTGCTTCACTTAAGTCTAAATCTAACTCATCTTTGTTTTCTTTCATCCGACTATTTCCTCATAAGGTTTAACCTTATATATGGTCATACCATTATACTGTTGTGGAGTATTAACGTACTTACTAAAAAGTTCTACGCTATTTTCAAATAGATTACAGTAAACGTCTTTACTTCTAACTACCTCTACAAAAAAATATTTTAATACTTCTGTAAAGTTTCGTTTTGCTTCCATAGTGTTCGCAATAGCAATACTAGTTACAAAGTATCCTGGTAAAGCTCTGTCATATTTATAATATAGATATGCTTGTCCTTTATGTATTGCTGTGCAATGATGAAAGTGTATATCCATTCTGTATATTATTTAGTAATTTCTAAATTTTGTCCAGACATTAGTCCCATCCCTTTGATGGAAGTCAGGACCAAATGGCCCAAAATCAATAGGAACGTCTTCTAATGTAGTTTTTGCTTTAACATTTTGTTGTGCAGCAGCCCGTATCTCATAGTCTCTGATTGCTTGCATTTGTTGAGCATCTTGTTCCTCTAATGCTGTCCACCAATCTTGACCAGCTGAAGGTAATGAGTCGACTTGCGCTTGTGTCATATTATTAACAGTTGCATCAATAGTAGGATTAATACTAGTACCAAGTTCTGAGGCTACAACGTTTTTGTTACCGAACACTTCCCCACGTAAAACATTACCGATAGCTGAGTCTTTACCCCCATCAAATAACTCTTTATTAACTGTTGTTGCAACTACTCCAGTGCCACCTATACGTGTGGCAGCATTATTAAACATTTGGCTTTTAGTAAGTTTAGTAGGGTCATTAGGTATTTTACCTGCTAGTTTCTCAGCCTTTATCTTAGCTTTAGCAAGTTCTTTAGCTTTAGATGCTGCATTTAACTTATTTAGTCTAGTAGTTTCTTGTGCAGCCCTGAATGCTGCTGTATTTGGTACATTAGTAGGAGCACCTCTCATACCAACATACGGATTTTTAGCCGCAGGAGCTCGCCCTACAATAAGTTCTTTTAACTTTACTAATGGTTGTTTAGCTTTTGTTGTATTAACAGCTTTAGTCGCTATTTTAGATATAGGTGATGTTACGACTTTACCTGCTGCTGATGCAATTTTTAAAGCTGTACCACCTACCCAACCAACACCTGGGACTAACATTAGACCGTATGAAGCAGCTTCCCAAGGATTAGCAGTAGCCCATTCACCTAAATCTGATGCACTATCTACAAAATCATCTTGCATATCTTCCCATGAAGTATCTTTAAAATAATCTACCGTATCTTGCGAAAAGTCTGCAATATCGTTGTATTTATCAGCAAACCAATTTTTACCTGAATCATCTTCAATAACATTACCTAAACGGTCAAGATTAGGTTTAGGAGTATCTTCCAATGTCTCAAATGGTATTGTAGGTTGACCTCCTAGTAAACCCATCTTACCATCTGATATAGTAGTGTCAGGTTTAACAATAGGTTGTGCTTTAGCTCTAGCAATAGACTCATCATCCTGACCAGTTAAAGCTAGTATCTTTTGACTTGCGTTATACTTGTTAGACTCATACATCTCTTGCTCTGTCATAGGTCGTAAGCCATTCTCAGTTTGCATCATTCTAGGTTGAGATGTGTTATCTCTTGATACTTCACCATTAAAAGGTTTATTGTAAGCTTGAGTATTATTTTTATTTACAGCAATATCTCGTAAAGCTTCAAAATCATAATTACCTTCAAAATCTGAATTTAAGCGTTCACCCTGGTCATTTGTATCATCCCACATACTTATAGGACTATTGCTAATCTGTTCAGGTATAAATGATTGACTTGCATTTCCTATACCTCTATGCTCTTGAGCGAAATCTACTTGAGGATTTGGGGATTGTTCAGGTGTAAATGCTTGACTAGCTGAACCAATACCTCTATGCTCTTGTGCAAAGTCTAGCTGAGGACTTGTATATTGTTTAGGTGCAAAGTTCTGACTAGCTGAACCAATACCTGAACGTGTCTCTGCATCTGTTCTGTTCTCTATCATGCCTTTAAAGGCACTGCCAGGACCATAAGACCTGCCG